CCTCAATCGCCCGGATCACGTCCGCTGGCATGGGTAGCTCCCCGAATTTGCGCAGGTAGTCGGCCACGTGGCGCCGGAGGATCGTTTTCTCTATTTCCTTGCGTGTCTCGCCCAGCCCGTGGCCTGCGAATATCTCTCGGCTGCGATGGATGCCATGGTCGCCCCGGTGCGCTTCGTAGCTGAGCGGATTGACCCACCACTGACCGATGTGCAGCTTGTTGAATTTGCCGGACCGACCGACGGCGTGGTGCAGCTCCGGCTCACCGAGGCCCAGCGCACAACCCTGCTTGGCCAGCCAGTCGTGCCAGCGCTTCTGTTGGGCGGTTGGGGCTTTGCCGATCATTGGTTACCCCTGTGGATCGTAAAACTTAAGACAAGCGGGATTGCGCCCTTTGGCCTATCCATCATGTAGTACAGCAATGTTGCGGCAAGCGATGCTGGACCAAATAAACTCAAAACCACCGACCGTCTCCGGTCTTTTCTTGTCCACCCAAGGACATCGCCATAGCTGTTCCATATGAAACTCGACCAGAGGATATAATCCGCTACCGAAAACGCTATCCACACGATTACAACGATAATCCAGTTCATGCCGCCCTCCTCCTCATCTCATCGAAACTCGTCCGCGATTTCTCGCTCCAGATAACGCCATGGTCGGCCCCGTAGGCGTAAATCAGCTCAATCAGGTCCGAAAACATACGCTTGTCCATCTTGCTTGTGCGACTGTCGGACGTTTACTGCCCGATACAGGGCCGCTGCGTTTTGGCTTCGACTTGCGCTTGAGTGGCGTCTTGGCCTGTAATGGCTTTCTGCGGGTGAGAGTCATGCTGCAGCCCCCACCAGGTTAGCCATGTCGTTAATCTGGTCCACCGTCATACCTGACCAGTATGTGTCGATGATGTACTGGCAGATTGCCCGGTAGACAGCCTGGAACTCGCCCTCTTCCATCTGATCGAACGCCAGACTCTTGGGCCACCGCTGGGTGACGGCACCGTAATTTTTCACCATCACCTCCATGCGTTCGCACCCAATGTCGGCCTCAAACTGGATGCGCTTGAGGGCGTCGTGTGCGCCCCAGTTGGCGAAGTCGTCCAGATTCTGTATCAGCAACTGCATCAGCTTGTGGATGCGTACCCATGCGCGTGGATTGCGGCTCTGCTTGAGATCAGCGCTCACGATCATGCCGACCTTGAGCTTTCGGCGCCGGCATTCAGCAGCGGACATTTCGTCATAGGGGCGCAGGGTGCCTTGCTCGGTGACGACCATCGGGATACGGCGGCTCATGACTTCTTGCTCCGCTTGATCGGCAGGCCCAGTTGCTTGCGGTAGCGGGTGATCTGGCCGCGCAGGGCGGCGTTTTTGCGCATCTCATGTACGAGGCGTTCGTTAAGCATTTCGCACTCTACATCCGCTCCACGCAATCTGAGCATGTCTCGCTGAAAGGCCTCAACCTGAGTGTTGAGCGCTTGGCACTGCTCTCTGAGCGCGTGGCGGTGCTCATTAGCCCTGAGATAGTCCGTGAGCAGGCTTTCGTTTTGCTTCATGAGGCCATCATTCAGCGCCCTCAATAGCTCGCAGCAATCACTCTGCCGAACCCACCGCCAGACCTTGCGCACACCCGTTACGCTGGCCAGCAGGATGCAGAGGCCGAACAGGCGGTCAGATATGCGGGTTATGGTTGTCTTCATTTGCTGTCTCCAAAGCTGATCCGCTCAAGCGGGTAGCATCCATCGGGCACTACGTGGCCGAACCGAAGCGCTTTCCCGCACTCATAGATGTACACGGGCTTGCCAGAGTCTCGGGCCATGTTCGAGGCGATTCGGATGATGGATTCGGTGGTCATTTTTCAGCCGCCCTGTGTAATGCAGCCGCAACCACGGCAAGCACGCAGACAACAACAAGCGGCCCCCAAAGCGGCGCCATTACCCACCACCATGACCACGCGATAACACCGCATAGCTTCAGGGCGATAAATACGACCAGCAGAACACTGCCAAGCCCAATGCCATTTCCTGATGTTGAATTACTCATCACTCCGCTCCTCTATGCGGCTCTCGCCATACGATTCCTAAACGCACCGTGCAGCCGGTACTCAATGTTCGGCGCCTTGGTGACGGAACACTTCCGGCGCTTGCTACCCGTTACCAAACGCATGCGCTCCATTTCCGGTAGTCGGTGGCAAAGCGTCTGTACGAGGATTCCAGTGGCTTTATGGATCTCGTTTCGCGTGGCTCCAGGGACCGTGTACAGATAGGCCGCTATCCTGTCGCGCTGGGTGGCTTTCTGTTTTTCGGTTATCATATCCACAACCTCCGCATCCAATAATTTGTTATGTCGTTGTACTCTTGCTGTTGGCGCTTATCGTGAGTCTTGTCCTTGATTAGCATTTCTATTCCATACAATCTGGATATTTTCCATATCAGAGAAATGCTCCACCCGAGCTTCTCAGCTATCTCGGCGCAGCCCATTTCCTTGTGTGGTAGTGCTCGCATCTTCTCGGCAATATTTTTCTCCATCTCCAGCATCAGGCCGGATCGGTACAGGTATTGGTAAGCTGCCTTGTAGCTTGTGTTGAATTTCTCGGCGGCTTCAAAAAGTCCGTGTTCGTTTGCGTAGTCAAAAATTGACCCGTTAACGTTGTTGTCGTATTGGCTCATGGCTTATACCCCGCGATCAGTTTCACGGCATCGCCAGCAGCGATCAGTTGCGGCCTCTTTGATCCGCCCGACAGCACAGCAAGTGCCTTTCTGTGGTCACCAATCAATAGCGGCTCAGGGACAAGATCAGGAAATTTGTCGGCGTTTTGACCTTCTGTCATTCCGATCAGCTTTCCGGGGAATGTCTCTGGATGACGATTCATATACCCCTGATAGCGCTTCTGGAATTCGTGAATTTTGTATTTCGACTCCTCGTCCGTCATCTCGCAGAACATCACCCATCCACCCATGTCGGCGATAACCGCATGAATGATCGGGTCATCAAAACAAACCGAGTTCCAGGGGCCAGCCTTCGCAATCGCATCAATCGCCTTCGACCATGCGGATAGCGCCTTTGACTGTGGATCGCCGTCGATATGCTGGCGGCGGGATACTTTGTCACTTTGATGGAAAAGTACAATATTTCGCCCAAACCGGCCCATGCCATGTTCGTCAGCGCCATTCACCGGTATCTGCTCTGGGCCTGTCTGGCGGCGGTGGTTCTGGCCGCTGTGCTCAGTTTCGCCATGATGCGAAGGGTTCTTTCGCCGCTGA